AATTAAAAGCTTTCCCAATGCAAAAAGTAAATGGTTTACAAATTACCCTGGTGAAGAAATTGATTTGCGTGAAATTTTCACAAAAACGGCCAACGAGCCACGCGTAATTTTTGGAGTAGCTAAGAAAAAAGGCAGAACGGTTCCGGTAGAGTTAGATGACTTGATACCCACACAATCTAACGTTTCAAAAGAAGTTTTGTTGCAAAAACTTGATGTAGGTTCAAATGAGCTGCCAATCGTAGGTTCTTACGAAGGAAAGTTTTACATAGTGTCTGGGCATCACAGGTTGGCCTTAGAAAAGCTTAAAGGCAATAAAAAAGCAGCAGCCAGATTAGTAGCAACATGAAACATGTAATGACATTTGAAAGCTTTATTTTTGAAAGCGCTGCTATTAAAAAGTTAAAAGTATTTCATTCTACCGATTCTAAATTTGACCAATTTTCACTGGATCATGCATGGGATGGCTTTTGGTTTACTGACAACATGCAGGCACTACAAGATCGTAAGGTAGGAGCAGCTGGCGGTAAGTACATTATGACTCGCTACATCACTCTCAATAACCCGGCCGGCTGGGATGAATACGAAAAGTTTTCAGTTGGAGAACTTATGGCAAAGGGATATGACGGTGTCATCCTACCAGATGAAGGCCGAATTGACTACCTGGTCTTTAACCCTGACTCAATTAGCAAGAGATAGTAGTTCCAGTTTTGCTGGATATATAATACATAATCCAAGCAAATGAAGAAAGAGTCCAAAGAAGAACTTCGCCAAAGTTTAGACGACCTATTAGGTTATGATCTGCCTGATGAAATTCCAGGCATTGATACGGGAGCCGAATTACCTCGGGTTTCTGCCTCTCGCCAAGTATCACCAGTTGAGGATAAGTCTAGGGTGAAAGCGCAAAAGGTAATGGACAAGCTGCTCCGCTTTTACCTAAGTGAAGAAGTGATTGAAGAGCAAGAGTACATTAAAGCAAAGGCCGAACTTGATAAGCAGGCACTAGGTTCTCTTATTAAGCAGATGGAGAATTCTGATCGTGCAATCAACATCCTAATGGATACGATCTTTGAGGGAGACGTTGCGCCACGTATGTTTGAGGTCCTAAGTGACCTACAGCGCACCATGCTGGACATCATTAAGAGCCAAACCATGTATATGATTGCCATTGAGGAAAACGCACGAAAGATGGCACGTGAGATTGACATCTATCAACCTCAGTCAGGAATGGGTGCTCATCGTGAGTCAAGTGGAGGCAGTGTTAAGTCTCGTGGTACTAAGGATCTTATGAGAGCTCTACAGAACACAATTAAAGAAGAAGCAAAAGATGTCGACAGTGAAGAGTCTAGTGATGAAGAATAGCTTTGTTCTTCTGCAAGAAGAACGTGAACCTGATATGACTCCTGGCGGAATCTACATCCCACAACCTAAGTGGAAGAGAAGGTGTAGAGTAGTCTCAGCATGTCCAACATCAGGTCTATCTGAAGGTGAGACCGTCTTGCGTAATGTAGGAAAGGGAACTGATATTGAATTGGACGATGTTGAGTATGAAATACTCCATTCCGATTGGATCATAGCTGTATTACATGAGTAGCAAACCTAAACCTGAGCGTGGCGGATTTGAGCTTGAGGTTAAGAAAGAGGAGAGTGCGGTTTGGTCAACGGCTAAAGTTGAACAGCTCCTTGTTGCAACTGAGGATGGCTATAAGCCAAAGGTAACTCCCTTCTATGAAGGCAACCCAAACCTAAAGAAGGGTAACCTTGTCTTTGAGTACACGGCTGACGAGATTAGCGAGATTAAGCGTTGTGCAACTGACATTGTCTATTTTGCCAATAAGTATTGCACGGTTATGACCGATGAAGGTCTCCAGGTTGTTAAGCTACGAGACTATCAGGAGGAGATGCTGCGACAGTTCCAAAATGAGAGATTTTCAGTCGTTTTAGCCAGCAGGCAAGTGGGCAAATGTCTTTTATTTGACAGTACTATAAAGATCTCTGATGGAGACACTGTAAAGGAAACTACAGTAGGGCGACTTTATTTTGAGACACTATCTAAGCAAAGAAAACTCACCCTACTTGAAAGAGCAAAGCTCTTTCTATGGACACTTTATGAAAAGATCAATTCATTTGACACGAAGCAAGACAGGTGATATATAAAGTAAAACATTATGAAACTAACTGTCATTAAATTGTGTACTGTGTGTAGTACAGAATATAAGACTTATTCAAATAGGTCAATGTATTGTTCTAAGTTATGTAAGAATAAAGGCATGTTTAAGATTGCCCAATCTAAACTAATAGAATCAGGAATAGAAGGGATTGACTATGTCATTGATATGTGGAATGGGTATGCTACAAAAAGGATTTATGGTGCATGGATGCGTAGCATGCACCCTGGCAAAACAACACAAGATTATTTGGCTGATTTTCTAAACGCCCCTCTTACCTGTGAATTAGACAAGAAGGCTACGAGTAAAAACTCAGGTCTTCATATGAAGCAAGATAAGTATCGTAAGTTAGCGTCTGATGCAATTAAAGGAAAGAATAATCCTAATCACTCTAGTAATGTGAGCGTTGAGGTTAGACAGTCAAGATCTCCTTTTTCGTCTAACTTTGCCAAATATACTGATGAATCAGATCGAAATACATTTGTTAGTTCAATTGATTGGAGCGCAAGGATTACATCAACTGAATTAGTATGGTGGCTTAATAAAGGATATTCTTTAGAAGAAGCAACCAAACTGCACAAAGAAAGACAGCGTACATTCACATTGGAAAAATGTATTGAACGACATGGTGAACACAAAGGCACAGAAATCTTTAACCAGCGCAATAAAGAGTGGTCGGCTAAATTAAGAGAGCATTTTCTAATCAACGGCGATGGTCGTTCACTATCTAGCAGGTTTGCAGTAAGTCTAATCAATAGTATATGCCAGGAATTAGAGATTGACATGCCTACTAAGGAAAAGTACATTTATGATACTGAGAATAGTAGGGCATATTCATATGACTTTACACTAGATAATAAGATTATAGAGTTTAATGGCGACTATTGGCATTGCAATCCTACTATATATGAGGCTAGCTATTTTAATAAGTCATTAAACATGACTGCCTTTGATAAGTGGGAGTATGACTTAGGTAAAATGCAAACTGCCGAAAGGTACGGCTATGACATTCTTGTTATCTGGGAATCTGAATGGGTCAAGAGTCCAAATGACACTCTTAAAAAATGCATAGACTTTTTAAGTAAGTGACCACATACATAAAACATATCATACTATTCTTAATCACTCTTATTGAGAGAGTTGAATATAGTGACATTGCTCTTGACCAAGATGATCATACAAAGAAGATCATAGACACACTAGAACTCTCTAACACTCTAATTCACACCGATACTGGCTGGCAGCCAATAACCCATATTCATAAGACCCAGCCTTACCAGGTATATGAACTTGCCTTAGAAAATAGGATGGCACTTGAAGGAGCCGATCTTCATATCATATTTAATGAGCGGCTTGAACAAGTTCTTATTAAGGATGTTAAGCCAGGTGATCTTATTATGACAATTGAAGGACCTGTCCCAGTCAAAAGTGTACTTAAAAAGAACATCCATGTTAGCATGTTTGACACGACCGTTAATAGCGGTGATCATCGGTATTGGTCAAACGGAATTCTTTCACATAATACGATTTGTTCGTCAATTTTTGTGGCATGGTACGTTCTCTTTAATTTTGACCGCAATGCACTTATTCTTTCCAATAAGGGTGCAACTACAACTGAGATCCTGGATAAGGGTAAGGTGATCCTTGAGAACCTGCCCTTCTTTCTAAAGCCGGGCATTATTAAGTATGATGTCTTTAACTCTAAATTTGACAACGGATGCCGGATTATTGGGCAGACGACAACCAAGAAGGCTGCAATCGGATTTACGATTCACCTCCTGTTTATGGATGAGTTTGCCCACATACCAGCACAATACCTGGACTCTTTCTATGAAAATGTTTATCCTACCGTTTCCGCATCAAAGAAGTCAAAGGTTATCATAACCAGTACTCCGTGGGGCTTTAATAAGTTCTATGAGATCTACACAGCGGCTGAAAAGGGACTAAGTGAATTTAAGCCATTCCGGGTTGATTGGTGGGATGTACCTGGGCGGGATGAGGCTTGGATGCGGCAAGAGGTACAAAACCTAGGCAGTGAAGAGGCATTCAATCGGCAGTACGGCAATCAGTTCATTGCCAGCAGCAGTCTGCTTCTAGGACCTGAGAGCATTATGAAGCTACAAAAGGGACAGGTTAAGTATACTCATTGTGATGTACCTGAGTTGGATGAAGAGAGTCTTGACTATAGTGGCCTTCTTTGGCATCCCCAATTTGACATTGACGATGCTGGTGAGAGCTCTAACTATTGGATGTTCTCTGTTGACATTGCTGAAGGTAATG